GTTACTTTTAGTTTCGCCTTCTTGAACTGACCCTTGAGCATCTTTGCGAACTCAGTACCCAAGAACCGTGAAGACAGTTTAATTACATCCCTACGGAATCCAATGTCATGGTGCATATTACCACATAGGTGGGCGAACTCATGAATGATTGTGTAAGGACAGTTGGTCTGTGCAAGACGCATTGTACCTAACCAAGTCGCTTGACCAGCGGTTGCACCACGAAAGTGTGCAAGTTCAAGTGTTGGGTCTAATCGACCATAACGTGACGCATCCTCTTTTGCACACAGCGCCTTATATGTTTTAGATTTTGCAATCTTCTTGAAATATCGTTCTGACTGTTTCCAGTTCAGTCGTTTGAATTTTACATCGTTAGGATACTTTGCACGATACTCTGCGATTGCAGCGAACTCTGCATTGTAGGTCTTCTGACGACCAGAGTCTTTACGGTTGGCCTTACCTGTCTTAATGACCTTATTCTTCTTTGACCAGTAGTTTGCGTATTTGTTTGCATACTCATGAGACATGATTTTTGCAGCAGCTTGATACGCATCGGTTGAAGTGTTGTACATAATATAAAGTCCTCTCTCAGTTTCTATAATGATTCTACCACACGATTACATGAATGTCAAGATGTTTTCACAACATTTTTAATGTAATTCGTGGTCTTGCCATGTCCATTCTATAGGATGAAGTGTCGCACGTTGACCTATAACGACTATATCGTGTTCCCAATCTATGTCACCATGAGAACGCCAGTCGTGGTGCATATGCCAGAAATCTGGTTCACCCCAAACACGTTGTGCAGCAGTCATCTGGTCATCACGAACACCTATGAAATGTACTACTGTCATAATATCTCCAAAACAAAAATCGAAAGAAGGCAAGGGTAGGTCAACTGGGTTAAACTTGGATGGTTCTGGTGGGTAGTGAATCCGTAGAAGTCCAAATCACTAACAGTATCGTTCCTTGTCACTCCCTTCTCTCAATATATGTACATTATACACTATTCGGTCACCTTTGCAAGCAAAAAATAAACCCCTGTAAATACAGTGACTTACAGGGGTGCAATTTGTTTAAAAATGTGTGATTTTTGCGAATCGGTGCGAATCGTGGGATTCCCTAGAGTTTATCTAGTGCGGTCTTTCTTTCTTAGTTCCTTTGCAATCCATGCTTTTGCAATGCGATTGGTAACCTTTTTACGAACTAATGTCATACACCGTTTCCAGACCTTTTCAAATATGTCTTCACCAGCATTGTTATTGTCCACAACAATAAAGTTTGACCCACCAAATAGTCTTTGGAACTTACCAATATTCTGTTGCACTGCATTCCACATGGATGTTACTTCATCCGTTGCGAGTGTACGTTTGCGTTGTAGATTACGTTCTTGTGCAGTATCAAGAGAAGTGTTTACAAATATCATATAGGTTTCGTATCCAAGCGCCTTTAGACCAGCAACTTGATTCGCAATCTTGTCGTAGTCTTTACCTGTTCCGTCAATGATGAGTCCTAAACGTCCTTCAAGGAAATTACCCTTCATGCGAGATGTAACACCTTTTGCACGCCCACGAATCTCTTGTCCTTGGTCTGAATAGATATCTTCTGGTGTGGTATCGAGTCCAGCATCCTTTAACATCTTCTCATAGATATCATCACTGTTGACAATCTTCATACCAAGACCACCAGTGGTACGTCTTACTACATACGACTTACCACTGCCTGGCCCACCAGCAAGGAAAATCGCCTTAAATATGTTGGGGTCGTAAACTCCCTCTTGTAATTCGTGAAATGTTTTCATAGTCTACTTTCTCTAACAACTCTTTTATATATTTATGTTCTTCTGGTTTCATAGGTTCTAACTCCCTTGATTGTCTCTGCAAATTAGTGAACTTTCTTAGTTTCTGTTTTTGTTTCGCTTTCATGTGAATTCCTTCTCTATGTGATTTAACTATCATGACAAAGATTTCTTGAGTTGTTATGATTGCCTCCTTATACATCTATCCGTTCAGCCGACCCACTGTTAGAGTACTGGGCGCCTGATGAGGGGAAGTCTTCTTCTAGACTATCTTTTACTGTCTCCAAGTACAGTTTATGTCTAGGGTCTGCTCCCATGTTAAATTCGTGTCTTATTGTAGTTACCAGATGTTTACCAGATAATTGTTTATCTAATTTTTCTTCACTGCCTGCTGATGATGAACCAATGTTTAGTTCTACTATATTTCCTGCTTGTATATAAGTGTTGCCAGGCGTTTCAACCTGTAACTTGATACCACGTTGCAGTTGTCTGATTCGAGACTTTCTTCTTTGCAGTGTTTTTTCTAGATTGTCACTTTGGTATGGGTAGTCTTCACTCTCGTAGAAATGTTTGGTTGCACTTGTTGTCGAAACATACAGTTTCGTATCTGGGTATTCCACCAGACTTTTCTGTGTCCTTGCATCTGTCGCTTTTGAAATGATTGGTGACTTCCCATCTGTATGGGTGTCTTTCTCAAAGTTCTCCAAATAATTGAAGTCATAATCTTTGACTGTTTTATTGTACAAATCGTGTACCCTTAATTTGGATGAGTAAAATCCTTCACTCATATTATATATAGTATCTTTAGTACTTAAAACTGTAAATGAGTTGATAGTTTCTAAATTTTTTACAGGGTCAATCGTACCCTGTTCACTTAACTGATTCGGTACATTCTCTTTGTATATCATTGCCGGTTCTTCTTTACACAACCCATCAATAGACCTAAAATGAAATCCTTTGGTTGTCTCATAAAAGAGGTATGATGGTGCCTCTTTATGTTCCTTTGAATTCGATATCTCACAAAGATGTTGAATTGTCATAAATGGTTTCTTATTGGGTACTACCATCTTCACATGATTTGCGGTTGGTTCTACAAACAGTTTTCTGGTAGAGTCCAGATAGTTCTGGTCACGCAATATCTTCTCTACAATGTCAGCAGGGTCACCCTTATATGACTGTGATATTTTAGAAATCTGATTACGAAATGCTTCCTGTGTGGTGAAATTTAATGACACCATTAGTGCTTGGTCACCAGCACCTGTAACTGTATTGATTTTGTACACCTGTAGTGGTGTGGTCACATAGTCGATGACTGATGTTTCAGCATCATTGTGTAACTTGGGGGATTGTTGTGGTGTCTGTATTTTGAGTGAAAGTTTTTCTTCACCAATAATTGGTGCGTTCAACACTAGATTGTTTGTATCCTTGAAGAGAATATCTCCACTGACTGTCATGGAGAATATGTCTTCATAGATGTTGATGTTTTCTACTAATGCAGAAATGTCGAGTTCTAGTCCTTTGGTGGTCAGTAGTTTACACTCTTCAACTAGAAACTCGCCTGCAAATTGCAAGTCACTCTTCGCCATTATGCACCTTCTTTAATTTTCTTTTCAAATTCCTTAACGAAATCCTCAATGAATCTAGGTTGTATCAATCGTATCTGTGCCTTTTGTTCTTGTAACTTCTGTTCGTATTGATAGTTTGATACAGCGGTTGCAGAACCGTAATCTGTAGTGTTCAAACCAACATTAATTATTTCAGTTGTGTCACCAGATGTTTGAGTAATCTCATAATGATGTATTGCATCTGGATTACCATATCGTTCTTTTACATACTGTTCAAAGGTCTGCATTGACATAGGCCAATCGTGATAGTAATCTACAATGTCATTCGCAATAAGAATTGTCCAGTGTAATTCTGGGTCACCATAATATTTGTGTGCAATAATCTCTGGCGCTTCACCGTCCTGTACATCATAGTAATCAAACTCAATCAGTTGATTCTTGGTGACAAGTTTTACTCTGCGAAAGATGTTCTTCATAATGGTTTCTCTACCATTACCTTTAGCATCATACGATATATTTGGGAACATAGAAAAATATGACATTTAGAACCCCTCGACAATCTTTTCTCTGGTGATAACTTCCAGTTCTTTGAATTGTAATTCGATGTTGGTTTCTACAGGTGGAGCTCCATCACCATTAACACCACTGGTTGGTCTGAAGAACTGTACTCGTTCACCACCATATGTTACATTACATGACTCTAGAACTGATGTTGCAATCCTGTTAAGAAATCTGTTTGCACCACCACTGTAATAGTATTCAATATCAAATGTTGCTGGTACAATGAATGTTCTTGATGTGTCTGCGGGCCCATCGAATGATGGTGCCATGTAAAATCTAAATGTGTTTACAATACGGTCTACATTCTGTGCTTCAGATTCAGACTTGGGCATCATTTTGAACGTGAATGAGAAACTTCTTCTACTGATACCTTCAAACACCATTTCCATTCTGTTGTTTGTAACCTTACCAGCGGCAATTTGCATTGATGCTTTTGCACCAGGCGCCGCAGTATCCAATGCGGTTCTTAATGCCTCTTTACCAGACTCCTTTGCAACCTCACCAAATGCACCCATCGCCGCAACAGCACCAGCACTAAAATCACCAGCGTCTTGATATCCTTTATATGCAGCAATCGCCGCAGCAGTTGCTGCCCCAATCTCTACCTCACCATACTTTGCGTCCTGTGATAGTGATACCTGTGCAGGCATATACAATGCAATTGAACTCGCAATGCGTTTTGTTGGTGCTCGTTTTACTGACAGTGTTGATGTTCCACCACTACCACCATATGACGTTCCAGATGGAGGGCCTGAAGCACCAGAAAATTGTATATTTGCATTTGCTTGTTCATTGATGAAAAATTGCACATAGTGTCCTTGGTCAGCACTACCCAAATCTTCTGGATAAGACAGTTGACTTTTACTGAAGTTTGACCCTCTTAATTTACTATACGTTTCTGCCATTGTGGAATCCTAATAAATATCCTTATACATTATTTATTTAGGTGTAATATCATGGCATACCGTGGAAGATACAGTCCATCAAATCCAAAAAAGTATAAGGGTGACCCTTCTAATATTATTTATCGCAGTTTGTGGGAACGCAAATTCATGGTCTATTGTGACATGAATGATAAGATTGTTGAATGGGGTTCTGAAGAATTCTTTATACCATACCGTTCACCCATTGATGGTAAAATACACCGATACTTCCCAGATTTCTACGTCAAGGTCAAAACCTCTACAGGCCCAAAAAAGTGGGTTGTTGAGGTCAAACCCAAGGCACAGTGCAAACCCCCAAGAACACCCAAACGCAAAACCAAGAAATATCTTAATGAGGTGCGTACTTTTGCAATCAATGAAGCAAAGTGGATGAACGCAAAAGAGTGGTGCAAGGATAGAAATATGGAGTTTATCATCCTCACAGAAGTTGAATTGATGATATAAATAGAAGTATGGCAGAACTAAGTTATTTCGACCAGATATCGAACCAGATAAAAACAGGTAATGAACCGTTCAAATGGTATCGTAATCGTATCAGAGAATTGGGTACACCTAGTGTGCCTGAACTATTGCGTGATGGTAAACTGAATGACCGTCCAGCAGGGCGTGCATTGAATATGTTTGTATACTCGCCTAAGTTGAGAAACAAACTACCATACTTTGATACGTTTCCACTTGTCCTTCCTCTCAAGAGTATGGATGGTGGTTTCCTTGGTCTGAACTTTCACTACCTACCCTATGCATTGCGAGCAAGACTACTTGATGCAGCAGGGGGTGACAATTTGAGTGTCAGTGCGGTTGAGAATAATCGACTAACTAAACCATGTCTGAAGAGATATCTGTTTGGTTACACACGTTCCAAGTTTCGTAAGATTGATGATGAGGATAATCTGACTGCAATTATGTTACCAGTACAACGATTTAAGAAAGCATCTGCACAAGAGGTGTGGAGTGATTCTAGGAAGATGATTTAATGGCACAAACATCACTACAACAGGGGTTTGCAAACTTGAGAGGTGGTGACTTCTCGTATGCAAGTAAATATGAAGCGGAGATATCATTTCCAGCAGTAATTGACAATATACAGATGAGAAATCTCTCTATTAGATGCGATACTGTTACAATGCCAGGACGTAACCTTCGTACTGTCATGAATGGAAATATTTACGGCCCACCACATGAAATGGTACAGGGATACACATTTGGTGAAGTGTCTGCATCTTTCTATTTGAGTACCGATATGAATGAACTTAGACTATTCCATGCATGGCAAGACAGTATAGTCAATGAGGATACATTCGATTTGAGTTATTACAAGGAAACTGTCGGTACAGTAAAAATCTTTGCACTGGACAAAAAGGAACAGAAAGTGTATGGTCTTGAGTTAATCGAAGCATTCCCCAAAACTATCGAACCAATCTCACTTGGATACTCTTCACCAAACACAATAAATAAAGTAGGTATATCGTTCCAATATAGACGTTGGAAGGAAGCAAGTTAATTAACATAATGCATTAGGAGAATATAGTATGGCATTACCACAGTTAAATACCCCTAGTTATGAGATGGAAGTTCCATCGACAGGGGAAACGGTTAAATATCGCCCGTTCTTAATTAAAGAACAAAAGGTATTGATGATTGCACAGGAGACAGGTAAAGAGGGTGATATGGCTCGTGCGATGTGTGACATTATCAAGAGTTGCACAGATGGTGAAATCAAAGACCCTCAAAAACTTCCCACATTTGACATTGAGTATATGTTCTTACAACTTCGTGCCAAGTCAACTGGTGCAGAGGTTGAGTTACAAATCACCTGTCCAGATGATGGGGAAACAAAAGTTCCTGTTACAGTCAATCTAGAAGAAGTCAAGGTACAGAAGGATGATGAACATTCTACTGAAATCATGATTACTGACACGATTGGACTGAAAATGAAATACCCTTCAATGATAGACATCAGCAAATATCAAGTGAACAAAACCAAAACTGTTGACTTGACATTCGGTGTTATTAAGGACTGTTTAGAATCTATCTTTGATGAGGAACAGGTATATGAAGATATGGGTAAGAAGGAATTGGATGAGTTTATTGAGTCCATGAACACTGAGCAGTTTGGTAAAATTCAGAAATTCTTTGACACCATGCCTAAAGTAAAACACACTATCAAAGTCAAAAATCCAAAGACTGAAGTTGAGAGTGATGTTGTAATTGAAGGAATGCAAAATTTTTTAGGATAGCCCTTTCACATGACAGTTTGGAGTCCTACTACAAACTGAACTTTATGATGATGCAACATTATAATTATAGTTTGACTGAATTAGATAATATGATGCCTTGGGAAAGGGAAATATATGTGGGAATGTTGAAACAACACATACAAGAAGAGAATGAAAGAATAAAAGAACGCAATAATAAAATGCGTAGGTGACCATAAATAA